TGTACTGTATCATACGGGAAGTTCATGCCATCCCAGTTCTTCAGGATCTTGACCTCGGTCTCTACTAGGAACTTCTTCCCATCCCTCTCAGCGATGAGGTCTTGGGCATACTTATCGGGGTTGTCGAACACGGCATAACCTTTCTTGCGGAGAGCATCTTTAGCTGCCTCCTTCGCTGCTTCATCGTACTTCTCGTACAAGTCTTTGTCGAATGGTTTCCGTACCCCCATATTATTTTATTAGTCCATGATACAGCTGGCTAATCCAGCACTGATCTATCCGTTTCAAAACGGTAGTTCTTTATCTAAACATTCCTCAGAGCAGTAGCTCGCAGAGCAAGGAGTACCACAGTGGTAGCACTCATGCTCTGCGAACAGCTCCATTTGTTCTACCTTACTGGGCATGCTCCTGTATCGCAATCGGCGATGTCAATGTCATCCATGTTAAGGCTGTCAAGTGACGTGATCGGAGTCACTTTCTCTTTCATCTCCAAGTAGCGAGCTTCGGTGATCTCCTCCAGAGGAGCCTGATCAAACCCGTGGTCGCTGTGCAGGAGGAAGGAGACTGACTTCGTGTTCACGTAGTTGACAGTCAACCATGCCTTGATTGCGTCGAGCTCTTCCTTTCGGTAGTAGATGGTCACCGATACTGAGTTGTCGCTCCATTCTGCTTGCAGTTTGCGGATTACGTTCAGCTGGTCGATGGCAGTCATGTCATCAGCGAACATAGTTCCAGCAGGGAACTGGCAGGGGAACTCGACAACGACAGTAGAGTGATCCTCTGTGCCGTCAAAGTTTCTTACATACTCTACGAAATACCCATTGTTCCTAGCCACCGATGCAAGTTCACTATCTGCCGCCATTCGGATTCGTCGAATGTAGTACTGACTGTATCCGGGGTGAGCTCCGGGAGTAACGCCAGCAAGCAGAGACAGCGTTCCACTTGGCTTAACTGTGGTGATCTTAATGGACTCAGGAAAATCATGGTGAGAAGAGTATTCTTTATCGTATGCACGAAGGTGGACGTATACATCTGACAGCCAGCTACGTTGCTCATCTGTAGCTTGCAGGTATCCTGTCACACCAATGCCCATACGCATGTTAGCGTGTACAATATCCTCGGTCTCCTTCACAGCACATGGGATAGCGAGGCTATGCTTGTTGATTCTATACAACAAGGTAGCAACTTTCTTGAGTTCGTCCTTGCTCTCAATGTTTGGGAGATAGATCTCAGCCAGACAGCAGGTCTCGAAGTTGGCAAGTGATTGCTCAGCGCAAGGGTTATACCCCATCACATCAGGGTCAGGGTACTGGGTCTCACCTGTACGCCCTTGAATGCGTGAAGAGGCAAGGTTGATCAAACCGTATGGCTCACCGTTGCCTTTATATCCTTCCCAGAACTCATCGGGCAGAGTGGTGATGTCCTCACAGGCAACAGAGTTGTTACTCATGGCTCTCCAGTTTGGGATACCACCCAAGTCCCAGCGCTTAGCTCTCAGGTACTCCAAGTCATCGTGGTCACCAATAGCAATCTGAGCTGATCTGCGGACGTTTCCTGCCACTACAATCTTCCCGATGATGTTCATGATGTCGAGGCAATCAATAGGGCGTAGACGCTTCCCTGATCGCTCGTTGAGGATACGGTTGATCTCCAGCATTCCCCACACCAGATCTTCTGGTCCAGATGCTGTCCCTCCAAATCCCTTGATCGCAGATCCCTTACCACGAATGAGGTGAGTTGCAAAGGTGAAGTTGTTACCAGTCTCGAAGCTTGCTCTGAGTACACGATCCAGAAGCTCCACCCATCCCTCACGAGAATCAGGCACGATAAAGTCAGCGTCATTCTCATCCAAACGAGTGACCTTCACCTTACGCTTCACCTTGGGCAACTGGTATACGTGCTCACGTTGAATGTTGAATCCTACACCGGACCCAAGCATCAGCATCTCGAAGGCCCAAGTAAATGGACGAACTGGGCTGTCCACTACAGTGAAGGCACAGTTCTGCAATGATGGTAGGCCAAGCCTATCAACAGTCTTAGTACCAAGCTGCCACAGAAAGCGGCCAGCTACAGTACCCTTCAGGTTGAGCATCATCTCACGGATGCTGTCCTGTTCTTGCGTACTGAATCCACACTTGAGCTGCTTGTTGCAAGCTTCGATTACACGTTCTACAGTGTCTTCCCACTCTTCTGTCTTACCGTTCTTCAACGGTCGAGAGTAGGTACGTTTGAAGGTAGGGTAGCCCACCTCTCCCCAAGGGATAGTTTGTTTCTGAGTCATAAGTTTTGTGAAAAAGGGACGACTAATTTACGGTATATCTTTGATATCTCGCAAGTCGCTAATTAACAATACATTACCGTCAGCCTTTTGTTTGAAGTCGTCATCGTTATACCCAACGTCCTTCAAAGACTGACCTTTTTTAAGTGCAACAGACTTCTCCATGAATTCCTTCTTGGTCATCCACCCGAGTATCCAAGCTCGTAGCTTTGGCTTCAGGTTTACTTGACAGAAGATGTAGATGTCACACCTCTGGTGCTCGCTGGTAGCAGCGATGTGGCAGGTGTATTCGCCACGGGGTTTCACCGTTCTCTGCTTAGTCTTAACGTCTACAGACAGCGGATCATTAGACAGGGGAAACAACCACATATCGTGGTCCTTCGTAGAATGAAGTTGAACATCTCCGATGTAGTGCTCAACGATCAGCTCACCAATGAACCCAGCAAGATTGCCCTGACCTTTGCGAATGCTATTCTTGATAGCACCCATACGGTCAGCCATTACTTGCGCTCGCTCTAGGATTTCATCGGTGACTTTTACCTCAACCCAGTTCATCCTTCTCTTTGAAGAGTTCTTTCACTAGGTCCAGCTCCAGTCTGATGTAGTATTTCAGGTCGTGTATGAGGTGGCCGAGATCTTCCATGCTGACATCCGGTTCCCCCTCAGGGTGGATCTCGTCATAGAACTCTGTGACTGCTTGCCCCATGCGATTGCATGCAGCGAACAGCCTTTCACTTAGATCGTTCATTCTTGATTATTTCTATTGCTTCGACAACTTGCTGTGTATTCTTACAGATAAACAGCATCGGTAGTGGTTCGTCTAGCTCAACAAGGTGTTTCAAGAACAGCTTCCACCTCATAGGGAAGTCGTGGTGTGAAGGTGTGTACCCTTTGGTCTCGATGATCCAGCTCCCGTCCTTAGCTACAAAGTCAGGTGTGTACTTGATGGGTAACACCATGCTGTTGCTTCGGTCGGAAAGAGTTTTCTTCTTGGCGGTCATCTTGTGGTACACGCCTTCAAACCTAAACTTGTCTATAAGGACATACTCTTTCTCCTCGTAGTTGAACGGAAGCTTTGCTTCTCTAAGCAAGTCCGCACAACTCTTTTCTAATCCGCTCTTATACTTTCCTAGTTGCCTTTTCTTAGCAGACTTTCGTCGGGTAGTCCCCGCCTTTCGTCTCTTCATAAAGGCAAGTTACGGTTTAATCGTCGAAAAAGTTCTCCATCTCCATAGTAATCCTCATCTGCTCATCAGGAATGTGCTCGATGGGATTGTACAATTCCTTGAACGTACTGGTCACACGGTATCCTGTGCCTTGTGTATTGAATCGGAATCTGATAGGATCATCCCACGGTGTGGGCTGACCTCCGGTCTCCGTCTCACGCACCTTACGGACATGGATCTCTGCGGTACGCTTCACGTCATTGTCAGGCGCTTGGACCTTACGGTGTATAGTGATGAAGCAGTCTGCCCTGTTAACAAACTTACCACCACCTTCGGTGTCCTCAGCGAACGGTGCTACTGGCAATCCATCGTCACCCTTGCGGCGCTGAGCCTCAGTCACTGCGTGGGCATTGAGCCACACCGCAACGTCATGCTTGTTGCTGAAGGTTAGCATCTCCGATGCAGCCTCGTAGTGGTACTGGTGCTCACTGACCTTACCAGAGTTCACCTTGAGTGAATTGTAAGGGTCAATGAAAACTGCATCCACATCCTGCTGACGAATGATCTTCTCCAAGAAGACGATGATGTCTGTGTAGGTGTAGGTCTCACGGTTGCTGATGACAGTGAAGTGTTTCTGCACCCACTTGTATGCGAACTTACGCTCGGCGTATGTCATCATACCAGCCTTCTTGTTGCAAGCAAACTCCATGAGCTTCATCTTGATGGAGGCAGTCTTGTTCTCCGAGGAGTACACTACCCACCTCCAGTCGTGCCGGATAGCTGAGTTGACCATTAGGTACAGTGCAACTGTAGTCTTACCCACGTTACTATGCCCGTTCATCACAAGGAACTCTTTCTTGTAGCGGAAGTACTGGTCGAAGTTCTCATCACCAGTATCCAACCCTACCTCGATCTTACCCTGTGCGTAGTCATCAATCCAACGGAAGTCCTCATCATCTGATGAGACAAACGACATGTCACCGTCATTGATCAGGAGCTCACGCTGTGCGTCATGCTCTGCGTCGATGGTGTCACGCAAGGGGTCAGCCTTACCCATCTCGATACCGTCACGGATGGTGCGTGTAGCGAGCTGCTCATCGTCGATGTCACGTTTAACTATCTCACGAAGCAGTACTCGAACTGCCTCCTGTTCTTCCATCTTGCCAGCAGCGATGTACCCGCCACAGAGACGTGCAGCTCTGACAAGTGTTGCGTGCTTCTGCCCATCCTCTGCCTGACGTATCATACGTGCAGCGAGGTTGAGCTTCATGTAGTCTGTGTACTCACCAGTAACCTCGGCTACTTGCTTCTCTGATTTCTCAGAAGCAAAGGCACCGAAGGGTCGGCTCGATGGGTTGACAATGATCTCAGGATCATAGCTCTCGAAGCATGCACGAGACTCGTTGATACCTGACTCGTCAACCTCTAGGTTGTACTGCTTCTCGAAGTACGTGCGGAGCGCTCGGAAGTGATCACGGTGTCGCTCTGGGTTGGTGACTCTGACGAGTGCCTTGAGCCCGTCACCAGATGGTGAAGTCCAGCAAGCGTAGACGTGATCGTCAGCGCCGACAAAGCCCTTGCTCTCGTTAACGTCCACATGATCGAAGTCCAAGACGATGAGTCCAGAGTGTTCGAACAATGCATCATCTGCTCTGCGAGTGAACTCACCGCTGAAGCATACGAGCGGGAGGCTGTTCTTGAGGGACTTGTCCCCCGAGGTTCTGTACTCTTCGATCTGATGTCTGCTCTTGCCATCACGTATACGGTTGAGCGCCGTGGTCACATCAACGTGGTGTGGCTCGTCAGGCGCTTTAATGTCTTTGAAGAATGTTACTTGCATAACTCTTCAATCTTTTTCTCGTACCAAAATGCTTTTTGGAGATCGTCGAACACTTCCTCTCCGGGCTTGTTGCCCGCTCTCATCCGGTACTTGAATGCATTCAGGCGACAGAAATTGATGTATGCTTCTTCTCCAAAGCAGTCTATCATCATCTGCCAGACTTCTTTATCTCCTTGCTTGTAGTGATCGGGGTTTATGTTATCGTAGCTCATTTCAGTGCTTGTTTACTTTGACGTGTTAGGGGTGTCTTCTCTAAGATCTTCTTGATCATGATCTGCTTCTTACTCTTGTACTTCTTACCGTACAGTCTCTCCTCTAGCATGCGCATCATCTTCTTGTCGTTGTTCATGATGCCTCCGGGTGTATCGTGGATACTGACCACCCATTCCTTTGCGCTGAAGGTGCTGCGGTTCTTCTTGTACGAGAGCTGCACGATCATGTAGTATATCATCGGTGGCTCCATTTATTGGTTTTTCTTTGTTACAGTTGCTGAAGAGTCACCATAATACTGAACCTTAAACCACCCATCCTTATTAACAAGTTCGTATTCAGTTGCTGAACCGTAATTTCCACCCATGTGATGCTTAATTACCTTCACCATACCATGAATTTCAGCTATGTAATTATGCCATGTTTTAGTCACCGGGTCTTGCCCATCACTAGTGTAGTATTTCAATACTTTAGGTTCATAACCTCTGTCCATCAAGGACTTTACATCAGATTCTTTTAATCCGTGATTAACTGCGAGTGTCATATCTCTATTTATCTTGAAAAAAAGTATGTCCAAGTCGGAGCGTCTGGGTGCAGTAGTCTCCATAGGTGAAAGTGGAAGCTCCACACACATACAACGATTGCTAAAATCAAGGCACAGAAGAGGGTGGTTGTTATTTTCTTGCTTTTATACTTCTTCATTTTCTAATTCGGGAACAATCGCATCGCGAATTTCAAAAGCACTCATTTCTGGTTGTAAGTCGTATGTTGCCACTTTCGGGGAAGGACATAACAGTCGTTTTTCACCTTTGAAAGGCTCTTCGCGACCTCCGGAAAAGAAAAAAGTAACGTGCGGATATTTTTCAGTCTCTGCAATTCGAATTTGTTTTTTACCTGCCGATTCTAAAACTTCACCAATAGTATTTTCAATGTTTTCAGTATTATAAATCACCTTGATATTCTGGAAGGTTTCATCATAATTCGTCATGGTCACAAAATACAATGGTAATTTGTGCATATTGTATTCGTGATTATCATTTTGGGAAAGCACATCGGTTAATTGACGACCGCGATCCGTTCTAAAATTGAAGAAAATAATCACATCATCATTTTCAATTTTGGCTTTCGGATTCCCATTCTCATCAACCATAATAATCGGTTTGATGAATTCATCGGTCACGCTATTCTCATAACTTTTCGAAATGCTTTGTGAAGCATCGGTCGAATTCTCACCGATTCCATTTACTATGGCGTCATAGGCCAATTTCACACGTTCCCACCGTTTATCACGATCCATGGCGTAATAGCGACCTGTAATTGTGGCCAATTTACCAGTTGTGTTCGAAAGGTGTTTTTCGATATCTTCTATAAATCCTTTTCCAG